GATGAAGCACAAGCGATTGTTGACGCTGAGGTCACTGCAGCACAAACTGCATGGGATGCTTTATCTGATGAAGAAAAAGTAGATAACCCAAGACCAGCGGACATAACATTAGAGGACTAAAAATTAAATGGCTACGTATTTAGGCACACATGGTAGTAAAATACAAAACTACACTACGGATCCCGATAATCCGAATACGGGTGAGGTGTGGTTTAATGCGACTGATCAAGTATTAAAGTTTCAATATGTATTAACAGAAGGATCATGGTCTACGGGTGGTAATTTAAATACTGCAAGAAATGGTTTAGCAGGAGCTGGGATACAAACCGCAGCTTTAGCTTTTGGTGGAACATCACCTTATAAAGCTGAAACAGAATCTTATAATGGATCTAACTGGACTGAAGTAAATGATTTAAATTCAGCAAGAAATGGTTTAGCAGGAGCTGGAACTCAAACTGCAGCTTTAGCTTTTGGGGGATTTCCTGACGTAACTTTTACAGAAACTTGGAATGGTACAAATTGGACTGAAGTTAATAATTTAAACACTAGTAGAATTTTCGCGGCAGGAGCTGGCACTAACACAGCAGCTTTAACTTTCGGTGGAAATGATAATGCAGGACCAGGAGTTGCGACAGCTGCAACAGAATCTTGGAATGGAACAAATTGGACAGAAGTTAATGACTTGAATACTGCAAGGCAAAACTTAGCAGGAGCAGGTGCTACTAATACAGCTGCTTTGGCTTTTGGTGGACAACCACCAACAACAGGTGCAACAGAATCTTGGAATGGAACAAATTGGACAGAAGTTAATGACTTGAATACTGCAAGGATCGAATTAGCAGGAGCAGGAACTCAAACTTTAGCGTTAGGTTTTGGTGGATATATAGATTCACCCCCTACTCTGACGGGTGCAACTGAATCTTATAATGGAACCAGTTGGACAGAAGTAAAAAATTTAAACACTCAAAGAAGAAAAGTAGCGGGTAATGGAGCTGACAACACAGCAGCTTTAGCTTATGGAGGTACTCCTCCTACTACAACAGCAACCGAAGAATGGAACACAGGCGTGCCAATAGCCAACACTTGGCAAACAGCTAACGCTATGAACACTGCAAGAAACTATTTAGCAGGATTTGGTACTCAATCTTCTAGTTTAGCTACGGGAGGTACACCTGGTCCAGCTAGTGCTTTCACTGAATTATATAACGGAACTAATTGGACAGAGGTTAATGATTTAAACACAGGGAGAAACGATTTGTCAACTGCAGGAGCAACTAATACTGCTGGTATAGCTTTTGGTGGAAGAGTTCCTCCTCTTGCTCAAGCTTTAACCGAATCTTGGAACGGAACTAACTGGACTGAAGTTAATGATTTAAATGTTGCAAGAAGAAATGGAGCAGGTGCAGGGACTCAAACAGCTGCTTTATATTTTGGTGGAGAACCACCACCAGGTTTTACTGAAGTTGAATTATGGAATGGAACTAACTGGACTGAAGTTAATAATATAAACACTGAAGGTAATGGTATAGCGGGTTTTGGAACTTCGACATCTGCTATAAAAACTGGAGGAAGTGAACCAGGTGGTTTAACTGAACTTTGGAATGGAACAAACTGGACTGAAGTAAATAATTTAAGTCTTAATAGAACTTTTGCAGGAGCCGCTGGCGCTGATAATACATCTGGTGCAATTTTTGGTGGTAATGCATCTCCACTTGTTTTCACAGGAAATACAGAATCTTGGAATGGAACTAATTGGACAGAAATTGCAGATTTAAATACAGTAAGATATGGTATGGCGGGTGCTGGAACTCAAACAACTGCTTTAGCTTTTGGTGGAAGAATTAGTGCCAGTCCTGACCTATCAGCAGCAACAGAAGAATTTACTACTAGCGCAAACGTAACTAAAACAATAAGCACGGATTAAAATTATGGCAACATACAAAGAAATTAGAGGAACAAATATCGAGGTCGTATCATCCGATCCATCGAATCCTGTTGAAGGACAAGTGTGGTTTAACTCAACGGACAATGTTTTAAAAGGAAATTCAGGGCCAGTAAGTGTTGCTTGGTCAACAGGTGGTGCTTTAGGAACGGCAAGGTATGGTGCAGGAGCATCAGGCACTCTAACAGAAGGCATAGCTTTTGGAGGATTTCCTCCTTCAACAGGAGCAACAGAATTATATAATGGAAGTTCTTGGACTGAAGTAAATGATATGAATGCAGCTGGGCATTATTTTGGTAGTGCTCAAGGAACACAAACTTCAACTGTAGCTTTTGGTGGTCAAGGTTCTCGTCCTAGTGGAAATGGTGTTTTTACAGAAACTTGGAATGGAACAAATTGGACTGAAACTACAGATATGAATACTGGTAGAATTAGATTAGCTGGATCAGGTGCAAGTAGTACATCTGCCTTAGCGTTTGGTGGAGAAGCAGGATCATCTGTTGATAATACAGAATTATGGAATGGAAGTAACTGGACAGAAGTTAATGATTTAAATACTGCAAGAAATTTTTTAAATGGACTTGGCACTCAAACAGCAGCTATAGCTGTGGGTGGAGATGCTCCACCTGATAATAATGCTACAGAATTATGGAATGGAACTAATTGGACTGCCGTTAATAATTTAAATACTGGAAATACAAATGGAGGAGCTGCAGGAACAACAACTTCAGGTTTAAGATATGGAGGATTTCCAGGTCCAAATGCAAGAAATGAATCTTGGAATGGAACCAATTGGACAGAAGTTGCAGATTTAAATACTGCAAGACGAGGTATTGGTGGAACAGGTTCAAGTAATACTTCTGCTTTAGCAGCTGGAGGAGGCACACCAGGTGCAACAGACGCAACAGAAGAATGGAGTTCTACTGGTGGAACTGTTACATTTACCGACTCATAAGACTTGTAATATATTTTAGATAGTATATATCTATTAAAAACATAAAGGATAAAGACATGACAAAAAAAGACGTTAAAGATATTATACAAAAAGAAGAAACTCATTTAAATAATTTATTAGAACCACAAGATCTAAACGATTTTAAAGGTATGGTAGACGAACTAAGAGATACCTGGACCAAGAAACAAATGTTTAGAACAGAAACTGAAGCAAGATTTTCTGTATTACAAGACAATAGATATCCTACTAAAGCTGCAAAATACTGGCAGTGTGTTAGAGAACAATCATCTTACTTAGATAACTTAATGACTTTATCATTTGATTATAGAAGAAACGAAGCAAAGATAACTTGGTTAGAAAAGAAAATCGATAAAGAAGAAGATGAATATAAAAGAACTAAATATGAAATAGACCTAGATGAATGTAGATTTGCAAAAGCTTCTATGGAGAAAACTGCTAAACACAGAATGAGAGAAATTAAGATGTGGTCTAAATTAAAAAAAGAATTTAATGATGGATCGTTTAATGACAAAGATGTCAACGTTCACCAATTAGAATCTTATGGGCTACAATATTTTGAGAAATCAAAAACTTTAAATGAACACTCTGATCAAAATGAAGTATTTAATGTAATGGGTCAATTACAATCATTACAAAGAATTAAAAAATCAGGTGAATTAGAAAGCAGTTACAAAGAGAAAGAACAGATAACTCAACATGGTAAACCAAAACCGTAAGTTATTTTTTTTAGTAGCACAACCTAGATCTGGTAATACTTTGTTTGCAAGTATTATGAATCAAAATAAAGACATAGCAGCTACTGCTAACTCTTTGACATTAGAGATAATGAAAGATTTATTTTTACTTAAAAAAACAGATGTGTTTAATAATTATCCTGATCACAAATCATTAGATAATGTACTAGATAATGTATTTAATAATTACTACCAGCATTGGCCGCAACGTATAATCATTGACCGTGGACCTGTGATGACAACAGGTAATTTTCAATTAATGCAAAAACATTTTAAACATGGTTTTAAATGTATAGTAATACTTAGAGATTTAATGGATGTATTAGCTAGTTACATGCAATGGTATACAAAAAATCCTGATGCATTTCCTAATAGATACGGTCATAATACAGATGAAGAAAAACTAATGATGATTATGAATAGTAAAGGTGCTGTTGCAAAAGACCTAGAAGCTATAAAAAATAGTTTTAACTATCCTGATATTTGTCATTATGTAAAGTATGATGACATAGTTGCAAACCCAGAACAAGAGTTTAGAAAAATATATCAATTTTTAGATGAACCTTATTTTAATCACAGGTTTAATGATTTAGATCAAGTAAGTGTTAATGGTTTATCTTACGATGATAAAATAGTTGGTAACAACATGCATAAACTATTTGATGGATCTGTTAGAAAAGTATATAACCCCTACATAGAAAAGATTCCAAAAAGTATAAAAGAAAGATATGGACACATTAAATTTTAAACCAACGTTTTTAGGTCAATGTATTATTAAATACCAAGTGCCTTTAGATATATTTACAAGTATCAATCAAATTTATGAGCAAAATTATAATAGTCTCGCACCTGCTAACGGACAATTAGTCGGTAAGATAGAGAAAGAACATTCTTTATTTTATCATGGTGAAGATCAAACAAAGATGAAGAACCATAACTTTCTACCTAAAAATATAACAGATTATTTTATGCAAGTGTTTAATCACTATTTAAATTTCAATGCTATACGAGATTATAAAACTCATTTAAATTCTATATGGGTTAATGAAATGAAACAGCATGAATATAATCCAGCTCACATTCATAGAGGAATGTTATTTACAGGTCTATCTAGTGTAATGATTTTAAAACTACCTTCTACTTATGGTAAAGAATATTCTGCAGGACACATTCAACAAAACGGTAGACTGCAAATATTAGGTGCAGCTAACGGTCAGTTTGCTAAAATAGATTATCAACCCCCAATGGACCTTAGAGATTTCTATATCTTTCCATATGATATGAGACACTGTGTATATCCATTTAATGGAACCGATGAGACAAGACGAACTCTTGCTGCAAACTGTGATGTAGATTTTGATCCTGTTAGAAATAGAGGAGCTAATTAGTGGATAAACAATATTATATAGATAACCACATAGGGTTATTTAAAAACTTTATGCCAGATCAATTAATAGATGATTATACAAATTATTTTAATAAGTGTGAACAACAAGGTGCAGTATATCCAAGACGTGAGGATGAGATGTTAGTATCAGATAATGCAATTGATACTATAAGAGACACTAATGTTGCAATGACTTATAACAACAAACCTTTTATAGATATGTTTTTTAAAGAAGTATATCCTCTATACGTTCAAAAATATTCTTATCTTAAAAAACTTGCAACACACAACATACTGGAAGTTAAAATACAAAAGACTAAAGTTGGAGAAGGGTATCATTTTTGGCATTGTGAGAATGCAGAGATGAAAGCTAGAAATAGAATACTAGCTTTTATGGTATATCTTAATGATGTGAACGAGGGTGGAGAGACAGAATTTCTATACCAGAAGTGTCGTTTTAAACCTGAAAAAAATACATTACTAGTTTGGCCTTCACAATTTACACACATTCATAGAGGCAACCCACCTCTATCAAATGATAAATATATAATAACAGGATGGGTAGAATACGGATATTAATATGATAACAGAACCACGATGGAAATCTTATATAGTTGAAACAACTTCACCAATATTTACACCTGAACAATGTAAAATGATTATTCAAGCAGGTCGTGCAGAGCCTAGAAATGATGCTGGAGTTGGAAATGAAAAAGGTACTAAAGGAGGACATGTAGATACTAATACTAGAACATCACATATTAGTTGGATACCTTTTTCTAAAATGAAGGATATGTACAAAGATATAGATAAGATAATGCAAGCTACTAATCGCAATCATTTTGGTTTTGATGGAATGACAATAAATGAAATGGCACAGTATACTGAATATCCAGAAGGAGGGTTTTATGAATGGCATGTAGATAATGATGTTAACATGCAATACGAACCTCCTGTTAGAAAAATATCAATGACATTATTACTTTCACCTGAATCAGAGTTTGAAGGTGGAGATTTAGAACTAATGGCTGAAGGTAAAGTTGCTAAAATAAAACAAGGACACGCAGTATTCTTTGCATCATTTATAAGACACAGAGTAAAACCTGTAACCCGTGGTAGAAGACAATCACTTGTTATGTGGTTTGGAGGAACCCCTTTTAAGTAATGTATAGAGATTTATTATTTCCAACACCTATCTATATTGCAGATATAGAACACCCAACTTTAAACCAAGAACTTGAAAGAGATATTGTAGCTTGGTCTAAACAAGATAAAGGGGTGGTAAGAACCAATGTTCAAGGTTGGCATTCAACAACTAACATGCATGAATTACCTGAGTATGCAAAACTTGTTGATATGTTATATTCTGCACAAAGAACTATTTACGATCAAGAACATTTAAGATCAGAACCTTTTTTAGGTAATATGTGGGCTAACATTAATCCACCAGGGGGAATGAACAGAGCACATCAACATCCTAATTCATTATGGTCTGGTGTTTATTATATTAAAGCACCTAAAAACTGTGGTTATTTAAAAATAGATGATCCAAGGTCGTCAGCTGCTATGTCCAGACCACAACAAAAAGAAGGAAAGTTACCTAATAGATTGTGGAGAGAAACACATTATGAACCAAAAGCAGGACGCTTAATTATGTTTCCATCTTGGTTAATGCATTGTGTTGATCCTAATGAATCTAATGATATAAGAATATCTGTGTCGTTTAATTTTTTACAGAAAGGGATGATGGTATGACATTTCAACAACAAAAATATCAAGTAATTAAAAACGCTTTACCCTATGAACTAGCTAATTTTATTTTAAATTATTTCTTACTTAAAAGAGATGCTGT